TATTTAGGCACAAGCTCAAGTCAATATTTAATCAAGGATAAAAAATATAGATTAACCTGTAGCCCATTTAGAGATCGTGTAGCTATAATAAATGAAAAAGGAATAAGAATGAATATAAAAAATATACATTTCGAAATATAAAATGAACAAAAGTGAACACATAAAAAAAGGATTGATAGAAGCATTAGAAAAATCCCTAGGTATTGTTACAACTGCTTGTAAACAAGTTGGCATTGGAAGAACAACTTTTTATAATTACTACAACGAGGATAAAGAATTTAAAGCATTGGTAGATGATATTTCAAATATGAGTTTAGATTTTGCTGAAAGCAAACTACTGGAACAAATAAAAGATGGATCAACTGCTGCAACCATATTCTATCTAAAAACAAAAGGAAAGAAAAGAGGATATGTTGAAAGGCAAGAGATTACAGGTGCAAGTGGCATACCTACTGATGTTAAAATAGAAATTGTAGAGAATGCAAATAGATCTGAAAACTAATGTAGTATTCAAGCATCTTGTTGAAACAGAAAAAAAAATAATAGTAAACCAAGGTGGAACCAGATCAGGTAAAACTTATAATATTCTTTTATTTATCATCTTTTATTATTGCTTACGAAATAATAAAAAGGTTATTACTATTTGTCGCAAAACCTTTCCTGCACTTCGTGCAACAGTTCTCAGAGATTTTATTACTATTTTAAAAAAGTATGAATTATACCGAGAAGAAAATCATAATAAGTCAAGTAGTGAGTATTCTTTGTTTGGTAATCTTATTGAGTTTATTAGCCTTGATCAGCCTGTTAAAGTTAGAGGAAGAAAACGAAACCTATTATTTATCAATGAAGCAAACGAGTTATACTTCGAAGACTGGCAACAATTATTATTTAGAACAAGTGAAAAGATAATACTTGACTACAACCCAAGCGAGGAGTACCATTGGATATATGACAACATAATACCAAGAGAAGATACAAGCTTTTTAAAAACCAATTATTTAGATAATCCATTTTTAGAAAAAACATTAGTAGATGAGATCGAAAGATTAAAATATACTGATGAGCAATACTGGCAAATATATGGGCTAGGAGAAAAAGGGGTTAGCAAGGCTACTATATTTAATTATGTAGAATACAATATAATACCAAATGATGCAGAGTTTGTTGCCCTTGGTATGGACTTCGGCTTCACAAACGATCCTACTGCAATGGTAAAGGTTTACAAAAAAGATACTGATTTGTATATTGAAGAAATGCTATACAGAACAATGATGACTACAAACGATATTCATAAGTTTTTAAAAAATAATATAATTAATCAAGTGATTTACGCTGATAGTAGTGAGCCGAGAATAATAGAAGAATTAAGAAGAATGGGTTGGAGTATTCGTCCAAGCTTAAAGGGTAGAGATTCTGTAAATGCAGGTATTGATCTTTTAAAAAGATTTAAGATACATATTCACAAAGATAGTGCCAACGCAATACAAGAGTTTAGGAATTATAAATGGAAAGAGGATAGGTCAGGAAAACTGACAAACACACCAGAAGATAATAACAACCACTTGTGCGATGCAGTTCGGTATGCTACTTATTCTATATTGAGTAAACCTAACTTTGGAAAATATGCAATACGATAAATTTGGAAGTTTGCAAAATATTTATTATTTTTATTGTAAATAAACATAAAATGAAAAATCAATTTGAAATAAATGGTTACAGTATTGACTACTATCTTCGTGGAAAATACGTTGGATCAATAAAGCTAAATAGTCCTGATCGTGATGTGATGGGGTATATGGGGCGTATGGCTCACATAGCTGATTCTGATATATATATTAAAAACAGAAAGTATAAAAAGGGTACACAATTCGTAACAGAGTGCGTTCCTCTGTGTGGTAAATTTATCGGCACAAAAAAAGAGAAAATAAATGCAATGTTAAATAGTAGGGTAGGTTATGGAGAGTTTTAATAAATACAAATTTTTACAAGAATTAAAGGATGATTTAAAAGATGAGTTTGACACAAGTGGTAAATATCCTGAGCCATCAGAAGATGACATACAAGATTATGTAATTCAATATGTTAGCAACGAAACTATCTACTATTATAACTGTTGGAGAATATGCCTTGAATTTCAGCCAAATGATTTTGAAATACCAGAAACAGGCGAGAAAGCTAAAAACATATCACAGTTGGCTTTTTATTGTTTGCTTGATTTTGTAATGCAAGATGTGCAAAACTTTAGCGAGAAAAAAGAAACTAAAAAAGTTACCAGTTAATGATGCAACATAAAAAGCTATTAAAAATATACAACGAATTATCAAACGAAGATTTAATTAATTTATTTGAAATGGCAAGTAATAGGATCTTTGTGTATAACCCCAACGATAAAAATTGTTACGAGTTAGACAGAGACGTGCCCTGTTGTTTTAATGGTACACAAATACAGATCAATATAGCAGATGATGGTATGATACTTAAACCAATGATAAATAATGAAAGACTTTAGTGCAATAATAAAAAAGCTATTATTTGGCGAAACTCCACAAACTTGGATATGCATACCTGAATTTATGGACGCAGAAGAAAAGAAACTGTTTATAAAAAATACAACTGAATTTTTAAAAAATAACATTTCAATAAAAGACAAAAATTGAAATATCAAGAAAACATACATTTAAGTAACACTCAATTAAAAATGCTAAATACTATGTGCAAGCAATATATATATGATTATTTAAAAGATGAAAATGTCAAAAATTATAATAGTAAAACAAAAGTATTAAATGATAGCTACATAAATATATTTATTGATATGTTTAAAAAAATAAGATATAAATTAAGTGAAAGGGACTGTTTTTATGAAATATATGAAAGTGATGTCAAAAAAATAAAAGACAATATGAAAGAGGTAAGTAGAGATAAAGTATTGCATATGAACAACAAACATTATGTAAAAACTAATTTCGATAATTTGTCTGATTTTAACAGATGGGAAAAAATTAGGACTTTTGAAAAATAAATTATGAAAAATAAATTGTATTACCACCCAATAAAAAAAGAGTTTGTAAATAAAGAAAAATATTTTAAATTTATAATGAGCAAGGATTATCCTAGCAAACCATATAGCGAGAAGATGAAGTAAGATTTTAATTTTTAGTTAGTTGTTTTAAGGGGTTGGTTTTATACTGACCCTTTTTTTTTAAAATAAAGTATTAATTTTGTTATATAATTATGAAGTTAAAAATTCAAATACCTACACAATTAAGTGAAATCAATTTGGATCAATACCAGAAGTATCTAAAAGCTATTGATGAAACCGAAAGCGAATACAAATTAGGTAGCAAAATGATAGAAATTTTTTGCAACATACCAGTAGCAGATATATACAAGTTTAGAGTGTCGCACATATCAAGCGTTAGTAAAACATTAGAAAAAGTTTTTAAACAAGAAACCCCTACATTAATAAAGCATTTTCAAATAAACAACATTGAGTATGGGTTTATACCAAACCTTGATGAAATGACATTTGGCGAGTATGTTGATCTAGACAATTCTATAAAAGACTGGCAAGAAATGCACAAAGCTATGAATGTATTATTTAGACCAGTAGTGCAAAAATATAGTGATAGATATTTGATAGAAAAATATAAGCCTGAAAATAACAATTTGCTTAAAGAAATACCAATGGATGTGTGTTTTAGCACCATCGTTTTTTTTTACAATTTAGGGAACGAGTTGAGCAAAACTATGCTGGATTATTTGAAACCACAGGAGATACAACAACTTCAGCAGTTGGAAACTTTGCAACCAAATGGGGTTGGTATCAATCAATTTTTGCACTCGCTAAAGGAGATGTTAGACACTTCGAAGATATTACTAAATTAAATTTTCATCAATGTTTGACTGCTTTAGAATTTATGAAAGAAAAAACAGAGATAGAACAAAAACAAATAAAAAAAAGTTTTAAATGAGCAATCAAGGTGTAAGAGGTTTTTATCAGATAACAACTACAATTAAAGATAATTTATTAAATGATGAAAACGTGAATACAGTTACAACAGGAGATATTACTAAAATTGATTTATCAAAGCAAACCATATACCCTTTATCTCATATTCTTGTAAATAATGTTTCACAAGAAGATCAAGTGTTGAGGTTTAATATTAGTGTTTTTTGTATGGATATAGTTGATGTGAGCAAAGATGAAACAACTGATACTTTTGTAGGCAATAATAATGAACACGATGTTTTAAACACACAGTTGGCAGTAATTAATAAATTAATTGAAACATTACGAAGTGGTACACTTTATCAAAGCAAATATCAACTTGATGGTGTTGTTAGTTGTGAACCTTTTTATGATCGTTTTGAAAATGAAGTGGCAGGTTGGGTAGGCACAATGGATATATTAATCGACAATGACATAAATATCTGCTGATGGATTTAAAAGAGGTAAATAGGTTGCTAAATAATTTTGGTAAAAATGTTGTGTTTGAAGCAAAAGCAAATGCACCAAGAGAAAAGGTGTCTGGCAAATTAAGAGATAGCTTGTATTATCTTTATTCTTTTGATAGCAAAGGTGCGCAGATAGCATTTTATATGGAAGAATATGGTAAGTATCAAGATTTAGGTGTAAAAGGTACCAAAAGTGGAGAAAGTGTTGGTAAAAAATATTATGGCAACGAACAAAGAGAATATAAGTACACAACAAAAATGCCACCACCCAATAAATTAGATCGTTTTGTTGTACGCAAAGGATTAGCACCAAGAGATAAAAGGGGAAGATTTACAGGCAGATCTCTAAAAACAGTTGGGTTTCAAAAGTCAATTACTTTTTTAATTGCAAGATCAATATTCGGAAAAGGCATAAAGCCAACTTTATTTTTTACTA